GGATATACACGTTTGTTGGCATTCTGCACGCCACCTTGAATGAATATCCCATCCATATAGAAATGCTTACCACCCTTGCCATCGCCGGAATCTTCAGCAATAACCTGAAGTCCGGCGTTGTCAAAAGATAGAGTTTCCTTAAGGAACAAAGCCATTATTATAAGTTCCTATTACTTCTTTTTACCTGTTGGCTGACCTACTCCGCCTTCGATACCTTTAGTATTTAGGCTAGGCTTGTCACCACCGGCACCAACTGTCTTACCAGTCTCAGTACCTTTCTTCTCAGCTCCGTGACCATCAGCAGGTCCTTTTTGGTCCCAAACTTTCTTTTTGCCTGGAACATTTTTAAATTGTCCTGCATGAGGTAGGTCACCACGCTTCTTTGTGTACTCGTTGTTTGGAGCTTTGAACTGCTTTCCATCAGCAGCTTGCTCATTGCCTTGGCCACTTAGAATGTTTTCGTTAGTACCACCAAAGTCAGGTCCCTTGTCTAAGCTAACACTGTCTTTGTTTATTGTTGGCTCATCACCACCTGTACCAACTGTCTTGCCCTCGCCCTTAGCAGGCTCTTGGCTATAAATTTCGCCGATCTTGTCAACGTATTCTTTCATGATCTCTACGTCTGTCTTTTTGTAGCTTTCCATTTTACCTGAACCGCTTTTACCAGAACCAGACTTGCCTGAACCGCTCATTCCTGATCCACTTGCTTTAGCAGCTTCTTTGATGCCAGAGCCAGACTTACCAGAACCGCTCATGCCAGAACCGCTTTTGCCAGATCCACTCTTAGCAAAAGGATTAGCTGATTCCATGTTCATGCCTTCCATGTCATGCTCTTTATCTGCATCGTCCATGTCAAAGTCGCTTTCGCCATCCATGTCATCGCCATCGCCCATGTCGTCCATGCCATGCTCGTCGCCGGCTAGCATGCCTTTTAGCTCTTCTAATTGTGCACTTAAGTCATCAATTTTAGATTCAATTTCGTTGTGTTCAGCTTCTTCGCCGTCCATTTCGCCATCGTCACCAAATGTCTCTTCTTCGCCGTCCATGTCTGCCATATCGTCGTCAGTGCCAAACTCGTCGCCACCTTCCATGTCGTCCATGTCATCATCTTCACCTAGACCTTGGTCTTGTGCGGCGTCTTGCTCGCCTTGGATGCCTTGCACAAAGTCTTGGCTGGCGTTACCACCCATGTCTTCGTCCATTAGTGACTCATAAATGTCACGTGACTTCTCAACCACTAATTGGTGGAAAAGTTCTTTAGCTGCTTGTTCGTCTTCGTTGATGATGTGTTCAATCAACTGTTCGTATTTGTTCATTAAGAAACTCCTTTAATAAATTGGCTTTGTAAAGTTATTTACTAAACTACGCAGAAAACTATGTAATATGCGTGTTTTTTAAGGTTTTTTGATGGGATTTGTAATAAATCCGTTATAGACCCGGTATTGCGCCGGCTCCGCCCTCTGCTGCAGGGGCTGCATACTGACTTTGAATAGTTTCAAGTTTCTTTTCAAACTCAAATTTACGTACATCATTCGCCATTCTCAAGCGGTTTAGATGTGCTAAGGTCAATCTAGTTTTGCGTAGATCTCCCAGTTTCATGACGCTATTATCATCTTTTTCACTAGCATACCCGGGCTTTGCGGGCTCTGGCGATTCTAATAGATCTGTTATAAACATTATAGTATCCCTCTTTTTTTATTACGCAAAGTCTCGCTTATTTTGGCTCTAGTTTCTAGAGATACAGTATGCCCGCGTTTTGCATTAGATATTTTTAAATTTGTTTCGGCTGATCTATTTTGCTGAATCAGTGACATTTTGTACCTGGTTTCTTTAGAGTGTTTTCTTTTTGCAGATGCTATACTAATATTACGCTTTTGTTCTTCTGTTATTGTTCTTCCCTTAAGTGGAGAAGGTCTGCCTTTTGTTGTATTAGATATTTTTTGTTTAGTTTCATCGGTGACTTTGTATCCGATCATACCACCATCTAATCCATTTTCTAGTTTTATATTAGCCCATTCTTTTGATTCAATAATATTATTTTCAATTGAGAATTTAGTAGCGTATTCAACCAATTGGTCAATATCTGTAAATAACTGGCACCATATAGTAGTCACATCATCACCGTGCTTGTCAATATGTCGCTTCCAATGTGTTCCCGAACCATTATATCTCATAGGATCGCGAATGGTTTTACCAAAATACTTTAATCCGGTCTCATTGTGTTGTTTAATATACAACCAAGTTGGGTTAAACTGCATCATACAGTATTTATAGAGGAACCGGTATTATCCGCCTACTCCGGGTGCGCTTGCTGCAGGTCCTGCACCGCCTGTGGGCGAGCCTACCCCACCACCAGGGGCTCCAGTATCTAATGCACCACCAGCACCGCCCTCGGCACCGGGCTCGGGAGTGACATTTTCGAGATCGCTAGCCAGTCCACCAGGAGTAACACCCACGTTACGCAAATTGGCCTGCCCTGGGCTGGCTTCTTCGCTTTTGCCTTTTTCTTCAGCCCACATCATCTCGTTCTCGCTCATTTCCATCTCGCTCATGCCCAAATAACGTTTCATTAGGAAACGCTTTGAGAAATAAGGATACTGTTCCAGTTGTGTAAACACACCAATCTTGGCAGCATCAATGTCGGCTTGTCTGTAGCTGGCAAAGTTCTGCGGCATATTAAAGCGCAGGTCAAAGATTTGTCCGTCGATGTTGATACCACGCCAGCGCATGAACATCTTGAATTCAGCATCCAGCTTGTCTACAATCATTGACTGTAAACGTGTACAATATTGATTAAAACGCCATTCTTGAATGAGTGCAGTGCCCACTTTGCCATCGCTCACTGTGGTTGTTCCGTCATCGGCACCGGTAGGCAAATAGCTTGAGGGAATACGCAAACCACGGAATAACTTGTTAGTAAAGAACTTTAAGTCTGTGATCTCGCCCAAGTTTTGTCCACCAGGCAATATCTCCACGCTGGATCCGCGCCCATCGGCAGTTTGTGGGAAGAAAAAGTCTTCGTTCGTGCTCAATGGATTGTATGTGGCATCCATCATGTTGACGCCACTTTGTGTTTGTGTGGGAATTCTACGCTGACTTATCTCGTTCTTGATACGCTCAATAAACGCCATGGCCATGTGTGTGGGCATGTTGCCCACATCAATTTTAAACATACGACGCTCAGGCGCACGTTGTACACGATAGATAATAATAGCATCTTCAAGCAATTCTTTTTGTTTGAACACTTTGAAAATGTTTTCTAATACACTGTTACCAAATGGCCAAAACACATCCAAGCCCTCAGTGAGGCTCAAATGCACAATGTGTTCGGCATTGACCACTGCTTCGTTTTGTGCATGACTAAATCGAGATCCGCCACTATAAGGAGTTCTTGGTTGCACATAACTGCCACTGGGTCCACCCACTTGCGGGTGGTTGGTAAACGTATCACTGGTGCTGACTGCAGTGACTGTTAGATTTTGAAAGTTGGGGTTGATGTCTTTGATCACGTACTGCTCGGGCTTTTTGCCCTCACTCTCGTTCACAATCACTTTGGTAACTTTACTCATCTCAACCCAAAACATCTTGAATGTTTCAGGATCACGAATAAACACTTGGTCTCCGTACTTGATGGTGTTGCGCACAATCTTGAAGATACGCTTGTTTAATTCGTTTAAGTTAACCCACTGTTGCAGTTGCTCTTTAATGATCTTGACTTCGTTGTCGGTGGGCTTTTCGTGAAAGTGTAAATCAAATGCGCTGAGGTTTTCTTCGTTTTTCTGCGAACAAAATTCAGCTAGAATATCTAGTGCTGCATTGACTTCACTGTCCATGTCCATTTGTTCGTATTGATTGTAACGTTCAACGCGATTGGGATGCCCAATGTACACTTCTGGTAACGAACTTGCCATGTTGCGATAGGCAGGATTTACCTGTGAGTTTCCAGGACTGCCAATTGGGCTGACTTGACCCTGTATGTTACCGGTTTTAAAATATTTTTTCCAGCTGCCACCAGTTTTTGGAGTGTTATTTTGTGTTGCCATTAATAGTTTATCCCTGTAGCTTATTTACCATTGCACTACATGCTTACATTAAGAAGTTTCTTACTGGTATCGTTGCCGTCTCGGAGATGACCGATCATTTCGTCAAATTTGCCCAAGAGCTCGTTGTGTTTTTCATCATCGTTACTATCACCGTTCAAAAATTTATCAAATGCAGCTTTATTAGCAGCGGTTTGTTTGAACATGTTTTCTTCTTCTTTATCGTATTGCTTTTTCATTTCAGGATTGTCACGGGCCATTTTTTCGGCAGCATCTACCAGCGCTTGTATGGCATCTAGGGTCTTTTGATTCACATTTGTTTGTACAGCAATTGAGTTGTTGCGCCCCGATGCCTCGTCCATTAAAAACTTACTAGTTGCTTGCAGTTCGGCATACGATGCCATTTGCGCTTCCATGGACTTTTTGTCAATGTCATTTGTATTTGGTATGTTTTTCATCGACGCAATACTTGCTTGTGCAAAAGAAATCAAATTATCTTTGCTATAAGCATTTGATTCCAACATGTTTTGCATTGAAGAGTCAGACATATTTTTTACTGAATCAATACTGGATTGTGCCAATGTTGCAATATTTTTGTTGTTGTCAGAGGTTGAATCAAACATGCCCTTCATGTTGGCAATACTGGACTCAGATAGTTTTGCAATATCTGCTTGAGCACCAGTAATCAATTTCAAACTGTTTTCTTGTGCTGCAACAGTGTTGTTTAGTATTTCTGTTTGAGCATTATCTTTTTTACTACCCGAAATATCTTGTAATGTTACCGGTATTGTTTTACCATCAGGCAACGGCACAGCTGCTTCGGGCCCGGATTCGCCAAATATGTTCAGCTTGCCCGGTGTTGCTAGTCCGCCTAAGGCATGTTGAGCTGCGTTTTCTTCAAAGAATTCTTTGTAAGCACCTAATCCAGCACCAATTATTCCTCCAGTCACTGCACCAATTGCTGTACCAATTACTGGAACCATGCTACCAATAGCGCCGCCAGCTACTGCATACCCTCCGGCATCTATTGCGATATTTTTTAATTTTTCGTCAGTAACGTCTTCTTTGCCTTTAGCAGCCCCCGGCACTCGTCCAGCGGCTAAATCGTTAATGGCATTGATTCCTTTCTCAAATGCCTTTACCGTCTGCTCCATTGTTTTGGCCAACAATGTAGCATAATCACCAAGATGTGATCCAGCCAACTGTTCCATGGTCACAGCCGCACGTTGCGCTGCTTCGTTTACTTTTGCAAATCCTTGTTCGACACTGCCGGTGGTATTTGCTAAACTAGCTTGTGCTTCTGTTGCCTTTTTAGATTTTTCGGCTGCATCAGGGTCGTATTGATATGCCTTGAAGGCATTTTGCATTTGTGCCATGCCACTGACAACACCATCAACTGCACCGCCAAATAACACCGCTTGGTCTGTGGCATTCTCACCGTGATCTTTCATGGCCTTACTGGCCTCGCCTAAGTTCTTTTGTGTCTCTACCGCCATGTTGGCATTGCCTGCATTGACTTCTCCAGCAGTTTTATTAATCATGTCCATGATGTCTTTGTTGCCGGCGATAATAGGATCAGTAACTGGTCCTCCTGCCAACACCTGCGTCAATGCCTGTTGCAATTTTGGACCCATCTCTGGTCCCATGGCCATCATTGCTGCATAACTGGATTTGTAGGCTTCTTGTTGTTTAGCATCCAGCTTGCCCATCAATGCACCGCGCAGACTTTCTTGGCGTGCTTTGTCCATTAGTTTTTTAGCATCTTGTCCTGTAATGTCGCTAATGACTTTTAAGTTAGCAGCATATTCTCTGGTGCCACGTGCCAATTCTTCAGGTGTGATATTTTTAAGATCTCGTCCTGTGGCCTTGATTTGTGCCATGTATTGACTTTGAATTTCCATTTGCTCTTGGTAACTATAGCCCATGGCCAACAACTCGTTTCTTATGCTGGCACCACTTTTGCCCACAGTGGTAGCAAGTCCTTTTGCACCTTTGGCCATTAAGGCTGCACCTTCGCCCTGTGTCAAACCTGCGGCTCTAAATTCATCCGCCGAGCCCTTGGCAGCATTTGCTACCAGTTCCAAACTCAGCCCGGCGTCGTTGGCCATGGTGCGCATTTCCATCATGCCACCGGCAAAACTTGCACCACTCTTGGTGTATTGATCTAATGCCCTAGTCGACTTCTCAAATTCTTTTGCCATGATCTCGTTGGCAATGTGCAAGAATTGAGCGGCCAGATCAATAGCAGCTTTAGCAGCTCGATCCAATCCTTCAGCAAAACTACCCAAGCCCGGGACCGCACCCAACAATCCGGTAGTTAAATCAACAGCACCTTTTGCTATTGTTGCCCCAGCATCAATATAAGTGTCAACTAAGCCTTTAGCAGCTCGTATGGGATCCTGCGACATTTCTGTGGCCATGGTGGCCATTTGTACACCAACGCTTAGTGCAGTTTTGCCCAAACTGCCCACTGTAGTAGTCAATGAACCAAATGACTGCACTCCGGCTTGCCAAGCCCTTTCCCCGGCTGCTGACATTTTTGCCTTTGCATCTTCCCACTTCTTGGCTCGATCTTGCGCCTTTTGTTCCTCGGCACTGAGTTCGCGACGCATGTTGTTGCCGTCCTTGAGCAACTTGGCCTCGCGTTCGCGTTCTTGTGAAACCTTTTTTTCTTCTTGTCGCTTGGTTTTTTCGCTTTTGTTGACTGCATCAATCAATCGCAACAAGGTTTCCTCAGTGGCGAAGTTGTCGGCTTCGATCTCGCCAATGTTGGGAACTTTGATTTTTACTTTGGCCATGGGGTTTTATCCAATAAATAATACTATACATATATTTATGGAGTTCAAAACCAATGCAAACTACATCACCAAATCCGTTATCTCGACATTTTAGACAACCAGCAATTCATTTGAAGTTGCCCAGTGGCGGTAAATTCTATCCCGACGGAGCATTGAATTTGCCAGTTACCGGGGCTATACCAGTGTATCCCATGACTGTGAAAGACGAGCTGACACTAAAAACGCCCGATGCACTGCTCACTGGAGTGGGCATGGTGGATGTGGTAAAAAGTTGTTGTCCCAATATACTTGATCCCTGGAGCATGCCCACTATCGACATTGATCCAGTGTTTATTGCTATTAGAATTGCCAGTTACGGACACGGCATGGATATCACTGCCAATTGCCCGCATTGCAACACCAAAAATGAATACAAGGTGGATTTGCGTGTGATCACCGACAATATACAACGTGCCAACTTTGATTCCCCGGTTGAAATTGACGGGTTGATGTTTAGATTCAAGCCACAACAGTACCGAAACATTAACCAAAACAACATTATAACTTTTGAAGAACAACGTATAGTAGACAACATTGTGTTGAACGAGGCACTGCCGCAAGAAGAAAAAATCAAGCAGTTCAATCAAAGTTTTGAGAAATTGCGAGAATTGAATATTGAGGCAGTGGCCAATTCTATTTTAGACATCACCACCGAGGACGACACCAAGGTTGCAGACCGAGCACAAATCACCGAGTTTTTGGGTTCGTGTAGTAGACAAATCTACAACCAGATTAAAGCCACAGTGGAAAAACTGGTCAATGACAATCGAATCGAGCCACTCAAACTCACATGCGAAAATGATGAATGCTTGAAGGAATACACCTCGGCACTGACGTTCGATCAATCAAATTTTTTCGAATGAGGCTTTTGGCTTTAAAGACCAACGAGGAAATCACAGAATTAATTGATCGACTCGAACGAGAGTCAAAAGCCTTAAAAGAAGAAATATTGCGAGCTTGTTGGTACATGCGTGGTGGATTGACCTATGCCGAGGGCATGGATCTAGGCAATGAAGAACGTGAAATAATTGCCAAGATCATCAAGGACAACATGGAAGCTACAAAAAAATCAGGCATGCCATTCTTTTAATATGAAAACTCTTGTACTAATAGCACTATATGAAGAAGCCCCAGACATGTACAACTTGCCGTTTGTATTTTATACCGGTGTTGGCAAAGTTAATGCAGCTGCAAGGACTGCACAACTGATTGAACGATACCGCCCCCAGCAGGTGATCAACTTTGGCACTGCCGGCGGCATAACCCAAGGACCCGGACTATACAGTATAAAAAGATTTGTGCAACGAGATATGAATTGTTCAGGCTTGGGATTCGCAAAGGGACAAACGCCCTACGATGACATTAACGAGATAGTATTTGGTGAGGGGCTAACTTGTAGTACCGGAGATGATTTTGTTGAAAACCCAGTGCTAGATATACCAGCAGATGTAGTTGATATGGAAGCCTATGCTATAGCCAAGGTATGCCATTTAAACAAAGTTGATTTTTCTTGTTACAAATACATAACTGATCGAGCTGATTCAACTGCATCACTTGATTGGCAATCACAAGCTGCTAAAGGACAAGATCATTATTTGTTTACTTTAAAAGAGTTATCAGTATATTGAGATCTCTAACGAGATCTGTTGTTTCGCTTCTCAGCTCACAACATTGTTTTCTTTAATTGATGATCGACTAAGAGCGAAGCGATTAGCAGTTTCATGTAGATTAATCTAGTCAGACGGAACCATTTACAGGTTCCGCCTAGTCTGCTTCATGTGAGTATCACTAGCCAAGACATTGGAAGTAGGTATTTTTTATACACCGTATGCTAATGGGCTCTGTGCTTTCCCAACCTACCACGACTCGCTTACTAGCGTCTTAAACCTCGTTCCTAGCGTTTAAGTTTTCTTAGCCGGTGTTTTTGTATGCTAACATGTCATACTATATCAATGCGTCGGGCGTATATTTTCTACCCTCAGACTCACTTCCGATTTTTCAGGATAGTGGGATGAACCCACGGGAGTGCCTCAATATGTCACGTGTCCGGTTTATTCCCCGGTTTTTCCACAGCAGTATTTCGACCGGCCTGCCAACCTTATGTGTTAGTAATTAAAGTTTGTTTATTATATGGGAGCCATGGACACGAACAGAAATCTGTCCGTTATAATAATCTGTAGATTCTAATACTCTGTTAGTGAATTGTTCACGAGCTTCAATGTAACTACATTCAGCCTTGCTCTTGCAATAGTAAAGTATTTCTCTGGTAAAGTTTTCGGTGCCATGAGTTTCAACGTCTCGATTTAATTGATCGTTTGAGCCATAATATGTAAGCCAATCAGAATCTACTTTACTGCGTATCTTCTTTTTCTTCTTTGTGCCGTTTTTGAGTTTTACTGTTCGATAAGTGGTTTTTGCGAATTTTGCTAGTTTTTTGCCTATGTACTTTTTGCCAGATAGATTATTTGTAATAAGGTAAACAAATCCCACAGTTTCCTCTGGGAGTTCGTTTACGGGGGTGCCTTGATAAAGCCATGTCATGTAATATAGTTATCATCTGTAGTCGAAGTTACAATAAAATGTTATTTCTTCTATGCAGGAGTTTGGTTTTGTGTTCAATGAATAATTGATAAAATCTGTTATTTGGGATAAATCGATACCGTTTCCAGTCCAATTTGGCCTACTACGGCTTAATTCTGTGTCTAAACGATCTAATGTGATCAATGTCGTTTTAAACTTTACTTGATTTTCTTTGAATGCTTGAGTACCCTGCTTACTGGCATGGGATAATGCTGCTTTTGCTACTCGATAAGTCTCGAATCGGGGCTCTGGGCATATAATGGTTTTCTCGCCCACAGAGCCTATATTAAATATGTATCCTGATTTTTCTGTATTTTTCCAAGCATCGTATACATCAAAATAAACCTGTGATTGAGCAAAATTTGCCCATGCCTCTTGTGGTGGGCCGTCAAATGCATTATTGACGAACACATCATAATCCAAGCTCATTTGTGCAATATCTCGTGTATTTTTTGTAATATCAATGTTGTCTGCACGACTGATGCTAGTAGCACCCAATGATTCTACAATGTGTCGACCCAATCCCCTGTTACCACCAGTTATCAATATCTTCATCTTTTGGATCCTCCTTGATCCCAAACTTTTTGTAATTTACTGCCACATGTCATGGCACACTCGAATAATCTATTGTTGTTATTAAAACTTTTCACTAAGTCTCGCCACATCTTATTATCAAATATCTCTTGTAAACTTTTTTTATTGATATTTAGATTGTCTAATCCGTATTGTTCTAAAAACTCTCTAACTTGATTTTTGCCATTAACAGTACTCAACGCATTTGCTCCAGGCAAGTGCCCTGGCTCGTAAAACCTAGCATCATACAAGTTATGATTAAAAAAGTTACAGGGTAACACTAGTCCTTCTGAATTTATTGCAACTTTTTTGCCCAATAACGCATCACACCTTATCTCAGTAGTTTTAAAATACTCGCTCATATCGGTATACTGTTTTTTTAATTCGGGCAAAAACAACATACTTGAGTTACGATACTCTGCGTCAGTTGGAGGGGCTAACCCCCCGGGCCAACTATCTAATTCGTCTAAAGTACTGTGATTAAAAAATCTTCCAGTTTTACGAATCAACACGTTAAAGAAACCTAATTCTTGTCCCAGTCGCTTTACTTCATTGACTTGGTGCTGATTGTGGTTGAACACAATAAAATTCCATTGTGCTCTTCCGCCGGCTTTAATATAAGCACTGGCATTAGTTATTACTTTGTTGTATTTTACATTCTTTCTATACAAATGTAAAGTATCTTCTAGTCCATCAATTCCAAAATCAATTTGGCCATACCCGTTCATTATATGTGCTATTTCTTGCCAATAGTCAGCATTGTGTACACCGCCATTGGTGTGAAAGTATAACCACAATGTGGGATTTTTACTTCTAAAGTCCCTTAGTATGTCTAAGAATTCGGGGTGCATGATGGGATCACCGTAGCTACCACAAAAGAATATTTGTCTTAGCCTGTTACATAATTCTAGAGTAAACGCTAAGTCAATGGCGCT